TGCATCTATGGCAACAAAGCAACGTTGTCTGATGGTACTGAAACAACCAAGTACCGTATCGGTAAACCAAACAAGCGCATGGTTCGCTTGGCTAACATGGTTTACGGTGCTAACGTATTCACTCGCACGTAAGGTAAATTATGGCTACTAGAAGCAAGAAGGATGAGGTCGCAGCATCTCAGACAGCAACTACTGGTGGTCGTAAATTTGATGGCGGCAAACTACAATATGGTTTGCTGCCACCACTTGCTTTGAAGGCGACAGTAGAAATACTTACCTTCGGTGCAGAGAAATACGAACCAGATAATTGGAAGCATGTTCCTGACTCGAAGCGTAGATACTATGATGCAATGCAGAGACACCTCTGGGCATGGAAAGAGGGAGAGCAAAACGATCCCGAAACTGGCAAGAACCACTTGGCGCATGCAATGTGTTGCCTAATGTTCTTATACGAACATGATGTGAAATATAGTTTGGAGAATAAATGATGTTGTTCGGTATTAATCCTGTCAAATACTCAAACCTTAAAGTTGAATGCGAAGATCTACGTAATGAAAATATCCGACTGAAGGCAGACAATGCTGCTTATCGTCAGCGTATTGACAACGAATTCTCAAGTTCCTCGTTCGGTATTGATTGGGATGCAATGAAAGTATTCTCCATTGAACGTAACTGGGGCAATGGTTTTCCTACAACCATCCTCGGATATATGTTATCTGAACCAGCAGTACACACAGAAGGTACGGTGACGTATAAAGATGTTGTTCGTGAATGGACTTTACATTGTTCTGCTGAGAGGCACGAAGAACTTGTTAAAGAGTTTATTGCGTGGCGCAGTGCAAAGAAGTGAATTGAAAATAAATTTGCCTGAATGTCTATATTCAGGTATAATTTTTATACATAGTTATATGCTATTTTATACAGGAGAAATAAATGAAATTAAGTAAAGAAACCATTGGCATCTTTAAGAACTATGCTGGCATCAACAGCAACTTGCTCTTGAAAGAAGGTAATAAAATCGCGACGATCTCTGCCCAGAAGAACGTTATGTCCGATACTGTTGTTGGTGAGACATTCCCCAATGAGTTTGGTATCTATGACCTAAACGAATTCTTGGGTGCAATGTCATTGTTCGAAGATCCAGAGTTGGAGTTCGGTCAAAAGTTTGTCACTATCAAAGAAGGTGACAACAGCATCAAGTATTTCGCAGCAGAAGCAAGCGTCCTTACTGCACCAACAAAGGAAATCACATTCCCTTCCCATGACATTGAGTTCACATTGACTAACAACATGCTTGGTATGATTCAACGTACCGCATCTGTTCTTCGTGTTACCGATCTGTCTATCCATGGAGATGGTTCAAACATCAGCGTTCAAGTTGGTGATAAGAAAAACTCAACTGGTAATAGCTATCGTTCATCTGTCGGCACAACAGATAAGACTTTCACAGTCAACCTAAAGGTGGAAAACCTTAAGATGCTGCCAGGAGATTATGTTGTTAGTATCTCTAGCAAGAAGATCTCTCGATTCAAGAGCGTAACTGGTAACCTTGTTTACTACGTTGCTGTTGAGGCAGACTCTACATTTGATGCCTAATTAATCTTTGGAATATATTATGGCTAAGTTGAAAAACTTGGATGCGAAATTATGGAGAGAGTCCCCTGATTCCTACAAACATATGACTGTTTATGGGCATCAGGAGTTTACTAAATTTACCTGCAAAGTTTGTGGTAAAGATGCTTATCTCGCAGAGGCTTATAAAGAAAGTAGGACTAAGCGAAAGCATGGTTCTCATATGAGACCATACCATGCGCATTGTTATATTGATACTAATGGTAAATACAAAAAGACTTTAGAGAAATCTACTGCATCCTTATTTGAATTTTTGAAAGATTGATTATGATTGAATCCCGTGATGACCAGTTTCTGTGGGTAGAAAAATACCGTCCACAAACTATTGATGAGTGTGTTCTACCAGAGGCACTCAAGAATACGTTTAAAGAGTACATCGCTCAGGGCGAGCTACCCACATTTTTATTCTCAGGCACAGCTGGCGTAGGTAAAACTACAGTTGCCAAAGCATTGTGTGCCGAAGTTGGTGCAGAGTATATTATGATCAACGGATCTGACGAAGGTCGTTCCATTGATGTACTCCGCAACACAATTCGAGGATTCGCTTCGACTGTCTCTTTGACAGAGTCCAACAAAATCGTTATCATTGACGAAGCTGACTACATGAATGCCAACACTGTTCAACCAGCGTTGCGTTCATTCATCGAGGAGTTCTCAAACAACTGTCGCTTTATCTTTACTTGTAACTTCAAGAATCGTATTATCGAACCACTCCACAGTCGTTGTGCTGTGATTGAGTTCAAGATCGATACCAGAGATAAGCAACAGATTGCTGGCACTTTCTTCAAACGTGCAACACAAATCCTTAAGAAAGAGGGTGTTGAGTTTGATTCTAAGGTTGTCGCAGAACTAATCACCAAGCACTTCCCTGACTATCGTCGCATTCTAAACGAACTACAACGCTACTCAGTTTCTGGTAAGATTGACTCAGGTATCCTTGTGAACATGAGTGAAGATTCCTACAAAGATCTTATCAAGAACATGAAGGAAAAGAACTTCACTGAGGTTCGTAAGTGGGTCGGCAAGAACACTGACATTGACTCAGTCTCATTGTTCCGTGAGTTGTATGATACTGCATCTACCAACATGGAAACAGCCAGCATTCCACAACTGGTTCTTTTGTTGGCAGATTATCAATATAAAGCAGCATTCGTAGCCGATCATGAGCTAAATACTATGGCAGCACTTACTGAGATCATGGCTCAGTGCAAATTCAAGTGAGGTCATATGGAAATCGCAATCGTTTTATTTGTTGGCATAGTCTTCGGCTGGAATGTCCGAGAGATTTATGCTGTCCACCAGACACGCAAATTCCTTTCGCAGATTGATTTTACTGAGCATCAACAAGATAATTTAAAGCGTATCGTAATTGAGAAGCAGGGTGAAACTTTCTTTGTATATTCCAAAGAAGATAACTCTTTTATGGCTCAGGGTGGTTCTTTAAAAGAACTTGAAGCTAATCTTGCATCTAGATATCCAGGAACTAGGTTCGGTGCAAGCAATGATAATTTGAAAGAAGTGGGGATCCTAAAATGAGTATTATTATTTCAGAGTACCAAGAAGGAACACGCAACGCAAGAGTTTATAAAACTAATGTTGGATATGGTATTATGTTGTTTGATGCAGCTGACCAATACGATGACGTTACCTTTGCTGATTTTCTAGAAGATGCTGAGGCATACGCTGAGTCTTGGGTGTTGCAAACATGAGCCCATTTGACTTCATCAATGCGATCAACGATACTAAGAAGAATTTATTCGAAGATCCGCAAGCACAAAAGGATTACAATGCATATATAATCAATAGAGGGTTGTCTTATTTTCCAGATACCATTCTTTATGCCAATGAGATGAACCAACGTTCTTCCATTGACAAAGATTGGCAGTTTTTCTTTTATCTAAATAGTATACCGAAGAAGAAAAGGTTTAGTAAATGGGCTAAAAAAGATGCCGATTCTAAGTCTCTCCAGCTAGTTATGGAGTATTATAAATACTCTTCGGAAAAAGCTAAGGAAGCATTGAATGTGCTTTCGGTTGAACAATTGACCATGATAGAAGAAAAATTATATAAAGGTGGAACTTAAAATGACTGTCGAAATGATTTATTACGACTGGACTCCAGACTCGATGCTTGAAGTGATGTTACCTGAACCAGATGCGTTCTTAAAGGTACGTGAAACACTTACTCGTATTGGGATTGCATCCAGAAAAGAAAACAAATTATATCAATCCTGCCATATATTGCATAAGCAGGGTAGATATTTTATCGTTCACTTCAAAGAACTCTTTGCGTTGGACGGTAAAGAATCGAATATCACTTCTGGTGATGTCGAGAGGCGTAATGCCATTGCTTCGTTATTGCAAGACTGGGAACTGTTGAAGATCTTAGTTGCCACAAAAGCGGAACCAAAGGCATCGTTGTCTCAGATTAAAGTGGTCTCTTATAAAGAGAAAGAAGATTGGGAACTTGTTCCTAAATATAACATTGGTAAAAAACGATAATGGAGTTAACTATGAATACAGCAGTTTTGAAACTTGAATTGACAGTTGCAGAAGTAAATATGATTCTTGCAACTTTAAGCAAGCACCCTTTTGAACAGGTTGCTGAATTGGTTGCTAAGATCCAAGCACAAGGTAACCCACAGGTTGCTGCGTTGGAACAAGCAGCAGCTGAAGCACCTGCAGCATAATTTCTCAGGGATGGGAAGATAGGCTGGTACCCTATTCAATCACTACCAAGAACCCACCTTAGGGCTGTTGTCGTCAACGGTAAATGGCGTCCGAGCAATTGAACTGCACTGCGTTAATGTGCGCTGGATAAAGTAACCAGCAACCCTCTACGCCCATTTGGGGTAGAGTTTTTAACTTACTCGCTTAATAGGAGAAAACAATGTTGAATAACATTAACACAACCATCGACACGTTCCAAAGTGTCAAAACTAAATTCGTTGAGACCTGCGTCAAAAACGAAGAAATCAAAAAGCCACTTAATCAATTTATTGAAGCACAGACTTCTTTTGCAAAGATTGTAGCTAAAGCGCATGTAGACTTCTGGACTACAATGGGTCTTTCAGCATACATGTTTGATGCTAAAAAAGCATTCGCTAAACAATAAGGAGATTGAGATGACTGATTTTAATATTGGTAAAATCGCATTTGGTCCAGCGTTCAAGGACTTCGACAAATTCTTTGTAGGGTTTGACGATCAGGTGGCTCGTATGCAGAAACTGCATGATGACGTTACCAAACATATCCCCAACTATCCTCCATACAATATTCGTAAGAATGGGGAGAACTCATACACCATTGAGATGGCTGTTGCTGGTTTCGGTCAAAACGAAATCGACATCGAGATCGAAGGTGGCAAGTTGGTAGTTAAGGGTAACATCGCATCTGCAGAAACAGAAGATAACTTCTTGTTCAAAGGTATTGCTAATCGTGCGTTCACTCGTGCATTTGCTATCGATGACCAGTTCGAAGTTAAAGATGCCGAGTTGTTCAATGGTATGCTGAAGATTGCTTTGGATCGTTTAGTTCCAGAAGCACAGAAGCCAAAGAAAGTTCCAGTAAAAGCTGGCAAGGGTAAACAATTCTTACAAGAGGATGCGTATGCTCAAGCTGCTGAAAAACTGTAAGAACATTATCATTGGTATTTCCGAGGGCATTCAATTGTTCAGAGAATACAAAGTCGGTAAAGTAAAGTGAGAACATTATGTCTGTAACATTAAAAAATATTGAAAGTGCATTAGCTGGTGAGTCAATGGCTCACATCAAGTATCGTTACTTTGCCAAGATTGCACGCGAAGAAGGTTTCGAAGACGTTGCTCAACACTTTGAGCACACCGCTGACCAAGAAATCAAACATGCATGGGGTCATCTTGAGTTGCTAATCGGTAAGCCATCCACCAAGGAATGCCTACAGAAAGCAATTGATGGTGAGACTTATGAGTATACAGAAATGTATCCTCAGTTTGAGGCAATCGCCATAAGAGAAAAAGATCTGGAAGCTGAGAAAGAAATGCGTGGACAAATTCAAGAATCTCTTGAACATGCAGAAGCATTCAAGGCTGTGTTAGCTAAAGCTGAAAAGCGTTTTGCTGCTTTGAAGAAAGTAGAAGAGCGTCATGCTAATGCTTACAAACAGGTCATGGGAGGTTTATGATGGAACATGTATGCGTAGTCTGTGGTCACATCCATGATGAAGCAACCGAAGGTAAGTGGGATGAACTTCCTGCTGAATTTGAGTGCCCAGAGTGTGGTGTTGGTAAAGACGAATACGAAATAATCTAATTCGTAACAAGTGGGGGATCTTCGGATCCCCTAAATACTTGTTATGAAACAGAAAGTATCACCAAACCTTATATCCTTTGTTACCATTCGCCGTGGCGATTGGGT